CATATACACGGTATAGGTATGGGCGGTAACCCTAAACGTAAATACGATATAGATAACGTAGCGATGTTATGTAAATTACACCACGATATTTACGACGGTCGCACTATATCACTATCAAAAAAGGAGTGGCGCATACTGCTAAAATCGTATTTAGATTATGAGCGACAACAATAATTACACTCAAAAGGAAATGACGGCTAAAATTATGCTAGATATTGAGAAAATTTTTAATAAATTAGACGAATTACAAAAAGATATTAACACGAGGCCAACTAGAGCCGAAATATACGGGTGGATCATCGCCGGGATTTCAATAGCTACACTTGTAAACGTTTTAATGTAATGAAAGCACAAGTAAATATATCTCAAATACTACAGGGTGGTTTAGCTGCTTTAGTAGCGTGGTTATTTAAAACCGTTAACGATCTACAACAATTAGCCGCAGTTTATCAAATACAAATAGATAAATTAGAAGAGAATATCGTAGATCTAGCACTAAGAGAGAAAGAATTGAATAGCGCAATTACCGAGATACTAATTAAATTAGGTGGATAATGTTTGTTAAAATTAAAGAGAATATAGGTTTAATAGCTACGGCTATTGCTTTAATGGGTACTATAGGTACCGGGCTTAGTACTGCTGCAAATATTGTTAATACCTTACAAGGTATAGATGACCGTATGAATAATATCGAATACGAATTTAACACATTAAAAGAAAGTACATACGTTCAAAACGATATTGCGGTGCTTTATGAAAAAATACAAGATTTAGAAATGGCTGCTAGTAACTTAGGTAGGGCTAACGAAACTATAGCTTACTTACAAAGTGAAATTGCTAATCTAAGGCAAGCCGTAGATAATAGCGGGTGGGACTTAGACCAAAAATATATCCCGGAAAAATGGGAGTGGCAAGATATAAACGACAAAACTATACGTATGGAAACACAAATACAAAACTTACAACAAAAATTATGGGAAATAGACGTATTAGATGACCGTATTACTTGGCTAGAGAGTAACCGATAAATTGAATAGCGCAATTACCGAGATACTAATTAAATTAGGTGGCTAGTGAAAAATATTCTACAAGATCATATAGAAGATTGGTCTAAACCTTTTGTAGCGTGTTTATTGGGTATGACTTCCGGGATAGATCTAAGTTTAGGCCACGTCTTTATAGCAAGTAAAACCGCAACTATTGCTCTAGTGCTAGGTATAATAAACAAGAAGATTAAAAAGGCTTAATATGGACGTTTTATTAATAATAGTTACAGTTATAGGAGTTAACTATCTAGCGTGGTGGTTAATAAAGAAAGATAAGATATAACTATGTGCAAAGTATATAAAAAAGACGATGGATCTTTCGTACAATTATGTAACTGCAAGCACGGGAGCGAGAATTGCGAGAATAATAAATAATGGATTATATTTTAGGATTTTTATTAGGATTTTTTTTAAAAGATATTGGTAACTTTATTAAAAGAGTAAGCCAAGAAGATTGGTCTAACCGAAATTACTACGATAGATCTTACAAGTGGTTAGATCTAGACGAAGACGATTTATCTTAAAACGTTTAAAATGTCGTAAAAGACGTTTATAATAGCTTATAAGTTATACAGAAACGGGGCTATTAAATGACAAATATAGATCTAGATACTTTCGTAAAGGGTAAAATAAAAGCACACCCTAGAAAATTCGAGGTTAGATACCCGAACGAAACCGAAACTATCATAAACTTACTCAAACAAGCAATAGAAAAAGCTAAAGATCCTTTAGCTTATCGATACAACTACTTAACGATAGCCGAATATTGCCGAGAGGTATTAGGTTACAATATGGTTAGCGAGGACGGATTACGCAAGATTATTGCACGTATCGCTAAGGAAAATGGTTGCGAGTTATGAATTTAGACGAGTTTGTAGAAAGTAGGAAAGACGTACCGACTACTAACGGTAAAAAGCAAAAATCTAGTGGCGATTGGATCCCCGGTATTGAAATGAACGGATCTAAAGGCACTATTACAACTAAAGCAATACCAAAAGGTAACCCGAATTGGGACGAGTGGATAGATTATTGGCTAGGGGACGGATCTAGTAAAGACTTTTACGTAAGAGAAGATGAGCCGGTTAACTTTCGTACGTGGCAGGGTTGGGGCAAAGACGGAATACAAAACTTTTATTATTTTAAAGCTAACATCTATGCAAGAAAAAATAATAAGTATGATGATAAAGAGCTTAAACGTTTAATTAGCAACGCTAAGAAGAAAAAGCCTAAAACCAAAACTAAAACTAAAAATAAAAAGGCTTTTGTAATATGTATGAGCGATTGGCAAGTAGGTAAAGAGGGTAGCGAAAATATGTTAGAACGCTACTACGAGAGCCTCGACGCTATAGATAAACAAATAAAATATTTAAAAAAGAAATATGACGATCTAGATAAGTTAATAATCGTAGGATTAGGCGATCTCGTCGAGGGTTGCAGCGGGTTTTATCCTATGCAACAATTTACAACCGTCTTAGATGAGCGGCAACAGAAAACACTAGCTAGACGTATGTTACTAGACGCCTTTAATAAATATAGTGATCAATTTAACGAGGTATTAGGCCTATGTTGTGCGGGAAATCACGGAGAAAAAAGATTAGGTACTAAAGCCTATACGAATTTCGGGGATAATAAGGATTTAGAATTATTCGACGAAGTAGCACAAGTATTAAAAGCAGATCCAACAAAACAACACGTTAAATTTACGATCCCGGATAATAGTTTGGCGTATAGTGTAGAAGTCTTACCCGATGTAGTGTTAACCGTAGCCCACGGCCACCAAGCTAAACGAGGAACGACACCGGCCGCTAGGGTAGAGAATTGGTTTAATAAAATGGCTAGTAAGCCGTCTAAAGGTGGATTTTATGCTACTAACGTATTGTTAGTAGGCCACTACCACCACTTTTGGAGTAAAGAAAGCGAGAGGCTTTTACTAGGCACAACGACCCTAGACGACGGCTCACAATGGTTTGAAGAAAGCGGAGGAGAAAAAAGCGTACCGGGTATAACAACCCTAGTTTTACAAAGTAGAAAAAATTTACGAAAATGGAGTGATATAGAGATATTATGAGTACGAGAAGAGGTAGTAGTAATTGGTATTTAGAGAATTGGGCTAACGCCTTAGGTAATACCGAGGATCTAATAATTATAAATTTTAACGGTAGGGGTAGAGCAAGAATTAATAAAGCAGTATTGCCGGCCTTTACATTATTAAATATGTGCTTAGTAGAAGATGAGTACATAACGCATAGGAAAACAACCGGAGGCTATAACTTTAGAAAGATAGCTAATAGTAATAGGTATAGTTGCCACGCTTACGGTTTAGCAGTAGATATAAATTGGGATCTAAACCCGGTAACTAGGGACGGATCTACTAAAACAAATTTTAAAGATAGTACGATCAAGAAGATACTAGATATTAAAACCCAAGACGGTTTACAAGTATTTAGGTGGGGAGGAGATTATAGGAGTTATAAAGATCCTATGCACTTCGAAATATTTGTAACCCCGGAAGAATTAAATAAAGGGATCATACGTAAAAATTTCGATCAAAAAGAATATATTAAGTTAGGTTTATCGGTTAAACCATTAAGGAAAGGCGATAAAGGCGACGGAGTTAAATATATTCAAGAGCTTTTAAATAGTGTTTTAGATCAAACTTTAATTACCGACGGAGATTTCGGTAGCCTAACCCAAGCCTCCGTATTAGTTTTCCAAAAGAAAGCCGGGCTAATTGAGGACGGTATCGTAGGATCTAATACCTACTCTAAATTAATGGAGTTTAGAAATGCTAAAATGACAGAGGAAAGGAATAAGATTAATGGCAAATACAGGATCGAATAAAAAAGATTGGAAGAAGTATTGGTCTTTTATGCTTTCAAAAGCGTTTAGAACAGGCCTACAAAGTGCTATCTCTTTATACTTAGCTAACTCTAGTGGAATAATTGACGCCGACTTATTGCAACTCTTAGGCGTTTCATTTTTAAGCGGTTTCATTACCGTAGTGCAGCACGCCTTAGAACAATATAAGCCAAAACAAACTTATAATTAAAATAGAGTTAAAAATATAAATAGACTATATTAATTAAAAGTGGCTTAAAGAATTGCAACGCAATACAGACGTGAAAATACCCCCAAGT